GCCACGCTGACCGCCTTCAAGGCTCCGCTCGGCGTGGGGCCCGGCGTCACGACGGCAACCCTGCACGGCCTGGCGGGCAATATCGCCGACTTCAGCTTCGATGCGGGTAACAAGATGATCTATCGCGCGCTGATCAACCACGAGTCGGTGCAACTCACTGACCGCGCCACCACCGGCAGTATCACGCTGGAAGATGTGCCTGTCGCAACCCGTGATTTTTACAGCATTTGCAAGAACGGCACGCTGGGCGCATTCACCCTGACGCACGGCATCACGGCGGGCCAAAAGGTACAGATCAACGCCTCTGCGGTGCAGCTGCACGGCATGCAAACCTCCGAAGCCGACAACACCGCAATGATGCAATTCAATATGGCGATGACCCCGACTGCCGGAAATGACGAATTCAGCATCGTCTGCATCTAACCCATAACCCAATTTTTAAGGAAAAGCCATGTTCAAAATCGCCACTACGGCCACTTATACCACCCCCGTCACAGTTGAGTTGCCGGGCAGCAAAACCAAACAGATTTTTGATGTCGAACTCAGACGTCTCAGCCAGGCTGAAATTGATGATGTATCTGAGCGTATTCGCACAGCCCAAATTACCGACCCTGGGCTCGTCAAGGAGGTGGTTGTCGGCTGGAAAGGCGTTTCTGATGAGTACGGTGAGATGGAATTTACCGCATCGAATCTGGATGCGTTGCTGACGATTTACCCGGTTGCACGTTGCATTGTCGAGGCGTTTTTTAGCAGTCTGGCCGGAGCAAAGCAAAAAAACTAGCGGACGCCGCCCGCCACTGGGCGCGGGGCGGTAAGCACCGCGATGTGCCGGATGATAAACAGCGCGCCCAGATTGAATTTGATGCGCAAATGCTGGGTATTTCCCCGGATGAGTTAATGGCGGGATTGCCTAGCGAAAAAGAAGAACCAGACGATTTTCCAGTGTGGCCGGAAAACGTACTGGCGGTGGATCTGTTTATCGCGTGCCGTACACAGTGGCGCATCTTGTCAGGGTTTGATCGTGCGGTGTATGCAGGACTGGATTATCCCGGCGTCGAAGCGGTCATCCGCAATGCGGTTAAAAAGAAGCGTCGTGCCTTGTTTGCAGATTTGCAGGTGATGGAATGGGCTGCGCTGGAAGTGCTTAACGCAACATAAATGATGAGATTGATATGGCTGATACCGTTCTAGGCATAAGAATTACCGCCGATAACTCGGGGCTGATCAAGGGCGTTAACGATTCAACGGGCGCGCTTGATCGTATGGGCAAATCGTCCGAGGGGGTTAGTGCTGCGGCGGTAAAACTCAACAACGCCACCACCTCATTGACCTCTTCATTTGCCGGCCTGTCTCGTGTGGCCGGCATGATCGGATTCGGCATGTTGGCACGGGAATCGATTGCCTTGGCCGACGGCTATACCAAACTTACCTCGCAACTCAAAAATGCGACCAATTCCGCTGCTGAATATGCTAAGGCAATGGCGGATGTCAATCGCATCTCAGCGGGAGCGCAAGCCGATATTGCGGCGACCTCGCAGCTCTACGGCAAACTGAATCTGGCATTGTCGCAAACGGGGGTGTCTCAGTCTCAAGTTGCCAAAATCACCGAAACCGTTTCGCTTGGATTGAAAGTCAACGGAGCATCTACAGCAGAGGCCGCCAGCGCGATGTTGCAACTGTCGCAAGCCTTCGGCTCCGGCGTGCTGCGCGGCGAAGAATTCAATGCCGTGGCTGAGTCTGCACCAAATTTGTTGCGTGCGCTGGCGTCCAGCATGGGCGTGCCTTATGGCGAGCTGCGCAATCTAGCCAGCCAGGGCGCAATTACCTCTGAAATACTGGCCAATGCGTTTTCTGATCCTGCACTGTTAGCCAGTTATCAGGGGCAGGCGAAATCCATGCAGACCATCAGCGGATCAATGACCGTGCTGGGTAATAACGTGATGCAAACGGTAGGCGCGCTGATGCAGCAGAGCGGCGCGGTTACAGGCGTGTCCAGCGTCATCACCAGCCTGTCAGACGGGGTTAATGTCTTGTCGAAAAATATGTGGCTAGTGACAGCAGGCGCACAAGGCATGACCGCTGCGGTCGGGCTATTCGTCGCGGCACGCTCAGCCGTCGCGATTTATGAGTATGTCGCCGCAACCGTTGCTGCCAAAAACGCTGCTGTCGCAGCGGCTGAGGCGGCGGTGTTGCAGGCTCGCGCCAACTACATGGCGGGTGGTGCAGGTGTGGCGGCAGCTCAATCCGCACTGGCGCAAGCGACTGCAAATGCAACATTAACCGGATCATTGATTTCGGCAAAAAACGCCATGATCGCGTTTGTCGCGTCGAATCCAATCACGGCCATTACCGCAGCGCTAGCTATCGGTGTGACGGCGTGGGTCGCATGGGGTAACTCAGCCAAGGACAACGCAGAAAAAGCCATTTCCGCTGCGAAAGGCTCGGCGGCGGCAATGAGAGAAAACGGCATTGCGCAACTGGAAATCATCAATGCGAGCTTGAGACATAAAGCCGATATGCTGGACGCTACTGCAAAAGGTGGCGGAGTTGGGCGGGGTTCTGCACTTGAAGAACAACGGCTTATTGTTGCTGAAATCGCTGCGAATAACCACGCCATTTTTAAGCTGCAAAAGGATGCTGAAAAAAACACTCAGGCGCACGACCTAGCTACCACAGCGGCATGGAATAAACTCGCACTTACTGAGAAGCAGCAGCACGCCGCCAAGATCGAGGAGTTGAACCGTACTTACCTGGAGCAGATCAAAGTTCAGGGCATTACTCAGGCGCAGGCGCTGAAGCTGGCTGATGAGTACAACGTCAAGCTGGCTGAGATTAACAGCAAGGCCGCTAAAAAAACACCCGCTGACAAGGCCAAAACAAACCCAGTCAATGAGGAATTAAAGCGCTACACCGAGCTGATCCAGTCATCGAATGACCGGATCGCCGCGCTGGCGGCTGAGGCGCTGGGGACGGACAAGCTCAGTGCATCCGAAAAGCACTTGGCCATCTTTGAGGCGCAGAGGCTGGACGGCAAGACCGGCCTGACCGAAAAACACATCGAATCCGTGCACGTAAAGTTGCAGGAAGTGGTCGCCGTCGAGCAGCTGGCACTGGCACACGCCGCCGAATTAAAGGCGCGCGAGGAGATGCTAAAGGGGTTGGAGTCTGAGACCGCCGGCATTAAAAAACAGATTGAAGCGGCGCAGTACGAAACCTCGATCATCGGTAAAACGAAGGAAGAAATTGCGCTGCTGCAATCGGTGCGCGCCGATCATACCATCACGGTGATGGAAGAACGGCTTGCGGTGCTCGATGCGGCGGGGGCGCGCACCGCTGAATCTCAGGCGCTGCGAGATCAAATCAAGGTACGCCGGGAACTGAAATCCGTGCTTGAAAATAAGGCCGCGCAAATAGCCACCAGGGCCGCTGTCGATCTTGAGAAAAAAGCCAACATCGAGATGTGGAAAACCATCGAATCCACCGCGCACGACACATGGAACAAGGTCTGGCAGGGCGGTAACGATGCCTTCACCAATATCGGCAAGACCATCAAGAGCGCCGTGCTGGATCTGCTCTATCAGATGACCCTCAAAAAATGGATCATCGGCGTGACGGCGACCGCGACGGGCGGCACGGCTGGCGCGATGGACATGCTGGGCGGCGGTAGTGGAGGTGTCGGCAGCCTGGTGCAAGCCGGACAAACCATCTGGAACGCCTTCTCCGGCGGCATGGCCTCTGGACTGGGCAGCATGGCGATGTCGGCAGGGACGGCATTAGGCTCTGCCGCGCTGACTGAATTCGGCGTGGGGGCGGCTTATGCCGGTGGCGGCGGAACGATTGCCGGCGCATTCGCCGGCAGTACCGCAGCGGGTATCGGCGCAACGGTCGCCACCGCCATCCCCTATCTTGCGGCGGCCTATGCGGCCTATTCCGTCATTAGCGGGCTGACGGCGGGCGGCGGTGGCAAAAACTATCATCGCGGCGGCACCAATGCCCAGTTTGACGCCAACGGAAAAATGCTCGATTCAGCCGGGCAAGTGGTGGGCTATGGTCCGGGTAGCGTCGCCCAATCTGCGGAGTCGATCAACGCGGTCACACAGATGCAGAAGAGTTACGCCGGAATCACAGGGACGCTGGGGGTGTCCGCTAACCAAACCTCTTTTGGTTACAACACCGCCTATGCCGATTCGGTCGGCGTTAGAGGGGGTATATCGAGCGGCGTGAATGGCAAAGCGGTTTACACCAACGCCAACATGTCAGAAGCCGAGATGCAACTGGCGGCCAGCCGCGCGGTATTTGCCGCCGTACAAAGCTCGGAAATGCCGGCTTATCTTGCGAAGGTCTTCAACGGGGTGACCGCCGGGACGGCTACGCTCGATCAAATCAACAACACTTACGCGCTGGCACAAAGCGTTAAATTCCTGCACGATCAGTTATCTGAAACTCGCACGCCGCTGGAAATTTCCCGCACCAATATGCTGAGCATGGCGGAGACTTTGCACAGCAGCATGGCAACCTATAAGCAGGATTTTCTGGCTGCGATCGATGCGGGCATCTCCGCAGATGTTTTGGCGCAATGGCAGAATTTCGGCGCGCTGATTGCCAGCACCACGCAGCTGGAGGCGGACAAGCTTCAGGCAGATCAGCAGATGGCGAAAATCACTTTCAATTCGCTGGCGACTCAGGCGCTGGGACTAAACCACAACGTCGCGAACGTCGCGCCCAAAGGCATATCCCTTGTCAAGGCAGTCGCTGCAAGCCTGCCTGCCGCGACTGCGGCGCAGGCAGGCGTGGCCGCCCCGGCGACGGGTGGCGGTTGGTCAGGCTTGTTGAAACAGTTCGTTCCAGGCTTTGCCAGTGGCGGCCAGCACAGTGGCGGCTGGCGCGTGGTGGGCGAACGCGGCCCGGAGCTGGAATATACCGGCCCCGCCAGCATCGTCAACCATCGCGACAGCAAATCATTGTTCGACCTGACGCCGTTGCTCGCCGAAATCGCTGCCTTGCGCGCCGAACTGCGCGCCGGTCAAGTCACCATCGCACAAAACACCGGTGACACCAGCAAGACCCTGCGCCGCTGGAATGGCGACGGCCTGCCGGAAGTTCGGGTACTGGCATGAAACTGATCCGCCCCCTCGCGATGACACCCGCCGCGCTGATCGCCTCCAACGTGGCGGAAGCCGATTACCCGGCCTGGTCTGCCGCAACCAGCTATGCTGCCGCCGAACGCGTGATCGTGCTGGAAGACCATACCATCTACGAGTCGCTGACCTCCGCCAACCTGAACCAGACGCCCGGCATCACCCCAACCGCCTGGAAGGTGATCGGCGCCACCAACCGCTGGCGCATGTTTGACTACATACTGGGATCACAAACCAGCAACCCCGACAGCATCACTGTCAGCCTCCTCGCCACCGGGCGTTGCGACGCGATCGCGCTGCTCAATGTCGTCGCCGCCAGCGCCCGATTCGTGATGACCGACGCCGTGGACGGCGTGGTCTATGACAAAACGTACAGCCTGGTATCGGTCGAAGGCATCGCTGACTGGTACAGCTACTTTTTCGAACCTATTTTTAGTAAAACTGATCTGGTTGAACTGGAACTGCCGCCCTATGCCAACGTCACGCTGACCATCACCCTCGCCGCCGCCGGTAGCATGGTTGCGTGCGGCGCGTGCGTGATAGGCCAGCAACGCACGCTGGGCGGGACACAATACGGCGCAAAAATCGGCATTCAGGATTACAGCGGCAAGACCCGCGACGCGCAGGGCAATTACGCCATTGCGCAACGCGCCTTCAGCAAACGCGCCACCTTCACCTTGCAGATCGACAGCCGCATGGTGGACCACCTGCAAACCCTGCTGGCCGGCTATCGCAGCACGCCGATCGTGTATATCGGCAGCGAACTGTATGGCGCGACCATGCTATACGGGTTTTACAAAGACTTCAGTGTAGACATCGCCTACGCAAACACCGCATTTTGCTCACTTGAACTGGAAGGATTGACCTGATGATGACCCCGCTCCCCACGCCGCCGCAACGCAGCGATCCGCCCGCCACCTTCGTCAGCCGCGCCGACGCGCTGATGGCGGCCCTGGCCGTGTTTGTCACGGAGGCCAACGCGCTGCAAACCGATGTCATCGCCCGGCAAGGGCAGGCCTCCGGCGCACAGACCGCCTCCGCAGCCAGCGAGGTACTGGCCTTCAACCATGCCATTGCCGCTGCCGCCAGTGCCGCGCAGGCCTTGTCGGGCGCGACCGCTGCCGCATGGGTGCAGGCTTTGTTTGCATCAGGCATTAGCACGCGCAGCGGCTACCTGTACGCCTGGCAGGACGGCGCAGGCCGCTTGTTGCTCGGCATTAAAAACGATGGTTCTTTATGGTCTGACGGGATTAATGTATCCGCCACCATCGCCACCGCCGCTGTAGTACTGCCGGGCGCAGCTGCGGTGAGTCTGTTATCTTCCCGTAACTACCTGCACGTATTCACCGAAGCCAACAACCGCATTCTGGGCGGGTTTCTGGCTAACGGCCAACTGGAAATCAACGGCGTCAACCTGTCCGCCCTCACGGCGCAATTGCAGGCCGATGGGCAAACTCAATTGGCCGCATTGACCCCGCTGCTACCACTACAGACCTTTGCCGGAACGCCCGCGACTATCTACGCCTGGGGCGACTCGCTGACCTTTCTGGGCTCGCAAGGCACGGGGATTTTAACCGGGTGGATGGTTCTGTTAGCCGCCGCGTTGGGGCGCGTGTTTAACAACCGAGGCATCGGCGGGCAAATCGCCGAGCAGATCATCGGCAGACAAGGTAGTTATCTGGTGACCGTCACGGTCACGGGAAACCAGCTACCCGCCGCAGGTTCGGTCAATGTCACGCTGTCTAATCCGGTGCTGAGTCTGGTGGATGGAGGCTTTACCGCCGCGTGCTCGGTAAACGGCGTGGCCGGGATCCTATCCATGACCGGTGCACAGTATGTCTTCACCCGCACCACAGCGGGGGCGGCGGTCACCGTCTGGCCGGGAACCACCCTTGAAATGACGGTTGCGGCGGAGGCCAGATTCTGCACCAACATTATCTGGGTAGGCCGCAACAACATCACGCAGGGCGAACAAACGGTCGCCGGTTATGAGGCGCAGAGCGTGATTGTGCTGGACGCCATCGACAAGGCGGTGCGCTCGCTCAACCCGCTCAATCCCCGCTTCCTCGTGCTGGGCATCACCAATGGTCAGCCGGGCGGATTACCGGCAGAGACGATCGGCACGGCGGCCTATGCCGCCATCCTGTCGCTCAACACCCGGATTCAAGCGCGCTATCCGGCGCGCTTCATCGACATCCGGCGCATCTTGCTGGAGTCCGGTACTGGCGCAGGGCAGGATGCCATCGACTATGCCAACGGCTTGATCCCGGTCTCGCTCCGTTCGGACGGGATACACCTGAGCGCAGCCGGCAATGCCGTCGTGGCCGCCGCCGTCCAATCCAAACTCAACCAACAAGGAATTTAACATGCCCAACGCCACCGTTTTTAAAAGCGCCGGAATCTGCACCAACGCCAGCCTGCCCGTGTTGTACCGCGACCCGGCCATCACCGCCGGAACGCTGTTTTGTTATGACGTGCTCGACCCCTACAGCTGGCCGTCACAGGCCGCGACACCCGGCACCGCCAGTCTGGTCGATCTGGCGGACATCGCGAACGCCAGCATTGCCGCCGTCGCGCTGGGTTGGGGCGCATCGGGCGGCCTGGTGTTTAGCGGCGCGGCGGCAGACCTCATTACCCTGCCGGCCAGCTCGAAGCTGGCGGCCAACGTCAGCAGTTTCGGCTTTACCTGCTGGGTCAAGCTCAACGCCTTACCCGCGATCGGTACCTACAAAGGCATCGCCGGGATCGGTGAAGGTGGCAGCCATACTCTCAGCCAGTACAGCCTGCAAATTGCAGGCACCGGAAATCTCACTCTGGTCGCGGGCGGTGTTGGGGTGGGGGCTGTGCCCGCTGTCGCGGGAGCTGTGATGCAGCTGGGCGTTACGGTCGAGCTGGCGGCGGGCGTCTATACCCTGAAGGGCTGGATTAATAACGTACTACAGGCGACCGCAACACTCGCAGCCCCGATGGTCGTCCCGGCCGCCCTGAACGCGACCATCGGCAAAAACCAGACAACATTGGATAGCACCGGCGCGGATTTTACCTTCTATCGCTGCCACGCCGCAGCGCTCACCGCCGTCAGCGCTGCGCAATTCATTGCGGCTGACTATGCCGCCGGTGCAGGCCGGTTCGCGTAATGGCGTTGATTGAGTAAAAGAGAGAGCGACTGAAAGGAAACATCATGCCCGACCAAGCCGTAGAGCAGGAAATTCAAGCCAAGGGGCTGATCGCTCCGCGTGTCACGCCGGAGCGCATCGATCAGGTGATTGTCGCTCAGGACTACCACGTCTTTCCCGGTACCACGTTGACGATCTGCTGCCTGACACTGGCCAATGGTTTCACCGTCACCGGCGAGAGTGCCTGCGCCAGCCCGGAGAACTTTGACGCAGAGCTGGGTGCAAAGATCGCCCGCGACAATGCCAAGCAAAAGATATGGGCGTTGGAAGGTTATGCGCTGCGTGAACGTCTGGCGCAGTTTGAATCAGAAGAAACGCATCTGTAATCCACCAGGGTATCAGATGAGAAAAGCCGACTCTGTGTGGTCGGCTTTTCTTTGAGTTTATGTTTAAAAATTGTGGTACTACACGGCAACGGTTGCTCCCGTTAAATCTACTGTTCGAATCGCGCTTTTTAACGAAAAACGGCGTATTCATTGTGCCAAAATCTGTGCAAATCAGTGCCAAATCTCGCGCGGCCTTACA